GCTCTTCCGATCTAGAAAGCACCCATCACCGTGAAACTCTCAGACATCCTACCCGCACGCCACGCGGCACCACCCACACCCCCACCCGCCCCCGCAGAGGCACCGGCGGCAGGGGAGCCGGCAGAGGTGCAGACGGTAGGGGAGCAGGCACCCGAAACAGCACCCACCACCACGGAAGAACCCACCGCCACCAGCAGCGACGGCGTAACCATCACCGACTGGACCGAACTCGGCCTCATCCGAGCCTTCACCCACCTCTTCAACAACCACATCCGCTACAACATCGACCGCGGCCGCTTCTTCCACTGGACCGGCACCCGCTGGGAAGAACAACCAGACACCGGAGGCGACACCAAACTCGCCCTCCTCAACTTCGCAGCCGCCCTCAACCCGCCCGTCACCGACGAAGGCAAACCCGACAAAGAAGCACACGCACTCATCCGCTACGCCCGCTCCCACCGAGGCTCCACCGCCCTACTCGGACTCCTCAAAGTCCAACCCACCATCGCAGTGCCCGCCTCCGCCTTCGACACCCACCACAACGAACTCAACACCCCCGCAGGCATCATCAACCTCAGAACAGGAGAACTCATGCCACACACACCAACCCGCATGCACACCAAACAAACCAGCGTCGCACCCGCAGGCACCAGCACCACCTGGGAGAAGTTCCTCGCAACCACCTTCAACCACGACCAAGCGCTCACCGGCTACATGCAACGCCTCGCCGGCTACAGTGCCACCGGCCTACAGCGTGAGCACGTCTTCGCCTTCGCCTACGGCACCGGCGGCAACGGCAAATCCGTCTACTACGACGCCATCACCGGCGCACTCGGCGACTACGCCGCCACCCTCCCCGCCGGATTCCTCATGAAGAAACCCTTCCAAGAACACGCCACCGAGCTCGCACGCCTCAACGGCAAACGCTTCGTCGTCGGCTCCGAAACCAACGCAACCGACACCCTCGACGAAGCCAAGCTCAAGATGCTCACAGGTGGTGACCGCATCACCGCCCGCTTCATGAACAAAGACTTCTTCGAATTCACCCCCACACACCACCTCCACCTAATGGGCAACCACCAGCCCGCAGTCGAAGACGGCGGCGAATCCGTGTGGAGGCGCATGAACCTCGTCCCGTTCGTCCACACCGTCCCCGCCGAAGAACGCGACGAACTCCTGCCGGAGAAGCTGCGTGCCGACGCGGCGGCAGTGCTCGCATGGATCATCGCCGGTGCCGTCGCCTACTTCCGTGACGGGCTACAGCCGCCCGAGGCAGTCCGCGCCGCCACCGAAGCCTACAAGTCCAGCCAGGACACGGTCGGCCAATTCCTCGCCGCCCGATGCGACCTCTACCCCGGCAACCGACACTACACGGTGGCGGTCACCGACCTACGCCAGGCCTACCACATCTGGTGCGCAGAGGAAGGACTGGAACCTGTCAAGGGCAGGGCGCTCGCTTCCCAGTTGAAGGTGCACGGGGTGCTGGTCGGCCGAGACGCACCACGCGCAACAAACAGCGGCGGGCGCGTGTTCGGTGGCCTGCAGCTCAAAGACTCTGACATCTGGTAGTGACACAAAGTGACACAAAGTGACACAACTTTTAACCCTTGTGTCACTGGAGTTTTCCCAAGTCAGACCGCAAATCAGTGACACAAGTGACACAACTTTTGTAAGTAGATGACAAACACATACGCGCGCACACACGCCCGTTACAGCCATGCATATAGAACCTTGTGTCACTTGTGTCACTGAAAACCCGCCGACAAGGCAAAACACCCAGTGACACAACTTTTCCACGCGCCCCGAAAGACCACCATGCCCCGAAAACCTGCCAAAAAACAGCCCGATCTCCTCGACCAACTCCCAACACCACCACCAGGCACCCCCGAATGGATCCGACACGAACAAAACACCCAACCCAACCCCCGCCAAGCCCGCCAAGCCCACATCAACACCTGCAACCGCTGCGGGGCGCTCATCCTCACCGGACTCACCGGACCCACCACCGCAATGCCAACCCAAGCAGACCCCACAACCACCACCAACCCAGCAACCATCCGCGCCACCCTCGCCCAAGGAAGACGCGCCTACCAGGTCGAAACCACCGACACGGCACTCCACCTCAACGAACTGCACGCACCACCAGCCGCCGGCATCACCGTAGCCCCCCACCACATCTGCCACTTCACCGCCCCCGGCTACACCCCAATACTCAACCAACGAAAGGACACCACCACCAATGACAACCCACCCTTCTGAAACCCCGCCCGCAACCATCACCCTCAAAAAGACCCCCCACAGCAAACCAATCCTCCGCTGGATCCCCCTCGACGGCAAAACCCTCCTCTCCATCAACCGCTCCAACGGCACCCACTGGCGAACCTACCGCAAGAACGCAGATGAGTGGAAGCATGCAGCCAACCACGACATCCACCAATGGAAACAAGAACACCCCAGCCACCAAATCCCCACCCTCACCCACGCACAAATCGACATCTGGATCTACAAAGCACGGCGAGGCCGCTACGACCCCGCCAACCTCTACCCCGTCGCTAAAGCCATCATCGACACCTACGTCCAAGCGGGGCTCCTCCCAGACGACAACCACGAACACCTCGACGGACCACACCTGCACCACGGCGGCTTCGACAAAGAAAACCCCGGCCTGCTCATCGTCATCACACCCCTACACCACCAGCCCGAACCACCAGCCCACCCACAACACTAAGGAACACCGCCATGCTCTCCCTGGACTCCCTCCTCCACGAATTCACCAGTTACCACCTCGCCACCCACACCTGGCACGGAACCACCACCTATCACCGCGCCATCCCACTCCTGGTACAACTCGAACACGCCATCACCGAACGCCCCAACACCGCACCCGGCGGCGGCGGCGGATTCAAATCAACCAGTCCCTGTAACGACCACGCCCTCCTCATCAAAGCCGCCATCGAACACCAAATCAGGTACGACCTGCCCGCCACCCAGCAGGCACCCAAGAACGCCACCCTCGCAGACAAACTCACCAACTGGGCGCGCCACGTCGACCACGACTACGCCACCACCAAGCTCACCGGCTGGCGCGAAGCAATCAAAGCACTCGACGAAACCACCATCCCAATCCGCGTACCCTGCCCCAACTGCGCAGCCGAATGGGTCATCACCGAAACCAGCGAAGGCGGACAACGCGTAGACGAAGCAATCCACTTCCACCTACGCGGCGAAACCGCCACCTGCGCCGCCTGTCGCCAGTCCTGGCACGGCATCGACACCATCCGCACCGCACTCATTGCAACCACCTAAAAACTTGTGTACACTGTGGCCCAGCTTCATGGTGCCCAAAAACATGACGGGAACCATGACGCGGCGGAACACAGACAACACACTCGATGGTTAGCAACAACGTGTAGTCACTTCAGTCGGAGCCCCTGCCCACCACGGACAGGGGCTCCACCTGTACCAGGAGGCAGACCAATGACGACTGCAACCAAATACAGTGACCGCACATACCGCAGGCGCGCAGCCGAACTGCGCAAAGCAACCAGCGACAACGGCTGGCCATGCCACCTCTGCGGCAAACCAATCGACATGACACTCCCATACGCACACCCGCTCGCATTCACCGCCGACCACCTCGACGCAATCGCCAACGGCGGCAACCTGCTCGGCGACCTGGCACCAGCACACCGACGATGCAACAGCAGGCGCGGACGCAAACGACTCGCACACCAAGTGCGAGCGCCGAAGACCACGCAAGCATGGTGAGTGGTTCAAACTTTTTTATTCGACGACGACGAAACGGAATTGGTTTTCAGATGGTCACGAAATGGGAAACGCGCCCCCGGGGGTTACCCCCTATGGGGTCAAGTTTCCCCCTTCGGTCATAGTGACATCCCCCCGCGGGCTCTGAAACCCAAAATTTCCCGTTGAGAGGGGGGTTCTGTGGCTGGGAAAAAAGGCCGCAGTTTGGCCCCCTGTGGGACTACGGCGGCGGCTAAGCGTCACCGTCGCCGGGGTGAGCCTCCATGCCCGGAATGTCGGGCGGCGGAGCGTGCCGCGTCGAAGGCGGCGCGTGACCGTAAAGCTGCGGAGCGGCCGCTGGAACATGCGGCGGGGGATAGGGGCTCTGCTCCTGGTGTCCGAGCCGTTGGACAGCCTGGCTCCGTGGTCGTTGAGCAGATGGTCGCCTACGGTGCAACCCGTGATGTGGTCGTGCCGACGCATGAGGACCCGTTGGAGTCCGCGCGGTGGCGCCTCTATAAGGCTCGTGCGGCTCTGATTGTTGCTGGGCCTCGTGATGTGGCGGCTCTGTTGAACGCTGAGCGTGAGGCTGCGGCAGATATTGAGCGGCTGAGTGAGGCTGTGAAGCCGAAGGTGAGCGCGCTGGATGAGCTGGCGGCTCGTAGGAAGCGCCGTATCGAAGAAGCGCAGGCTGTTTAGGGTGGAGGTGAGGCTCTGTGGCTGAGACGGCTCAGCTGATGGGGTCTCAGACTCCACGCATCGACGTGACCCCGCTGTATTTCACCTCAGCAGGTGATGACGCGGTCGACTTGGCGGCTGTTGCGGGCCTGCATTTGGACCCTTGGCAGCAGCATGTGCTCCGTGGCGCGCTCGGTGAGCGTGTTGACGGGCGCTGGAAGGCGTTCGAGGTCGGTCTTATTGTTCCTCGACAGAACGGTAAGGGCTCGATTCTTGAGGCGCGTGAGCTGGCGGGCATGTTTTTGTTCGGTGAGCGGCTGATTCTTCACTCGGCGCACCTATTTGGCACGGCTGTTGAGCATCAGCAGCGTTTGGAGTCGCTGATTCGCGGGTCCGAGCTGGTTGAGTACATGGCTGGGTACGCGGGTGACCCGCAGGGGAAGATGTCAGGCATCAAAACTGGCAACAGTGGCATGTCTTTGACGACTGCGAGCGGTAACCGTGTCTTGTTTAAGGCGCGTAGCCGCGGGTCGGCGCGTGGCTTTACCGCTGACCTGGTTGTTTTTGATGAGGCTTACGATTTGCCGCGTTCTGTGCAGGCTTCGATGCTGCCGACGCTGGCCTCGAAGTCTTTGCTTGAATCCCCGCAGATCTGGTACGCCTCGTCTGCTGGTATGCCTGACTCTGAGGTGCTGAAAAGTATCCGTGATAGGGCGCTCTCGCCTGCTGAGGAGACGAAGCTGGCGTTTTACGAATGGTCGACGGTTGAGGATGCTGATCCGGCTGACCCGGCGAACTGGGCGCTGGCAAATCCTGCGCTTGGTCGGCGTATCTCGGCTGAGTATGTGGATTCGGAGCGCCGCGCGATGAGTGATGAG